ATTCTTTTAATATATCTTTTAGTTTCATAGTTCCCTCTTTTGTTATTTCCATCATCTTCTTAGCCTCAGCTTCGATTTGTTTCTTAATGTTAGATGGTACTTTTTTATCGTAATATTTTATTTTTCCATTTGAATCAATGTGAGCTACATTTTTGTAATCACCATTTTCTTCTTCAGCTTTATTGTAAACAGTCAATCCGTTACCTTTACGAGCCATTCCAATATCGTACTTAGCTTCGTTAACTACTGATTCTCCAAACATCTCATCATCAAAATAAAAACCACTCATCTTATCTTGTAGTTTTCTATTTTTAAAATCAAACTTAAATCTCTCCATAGCTCTTCTAGCTTTTAGAGCCGATTTAGCAGGAACTACAAAGTATCCTTTTTTGTTACCACCCAGTGTTTTAACTCTACGATTTGCCTGGTCTTTAGTTCCAGTCCCAGCAGGATTACCTTTTGGGTCGATTATAGTATATTTGTTTTCGTTCATTACTGATTCGCTCATACTTAATATTGCTTTTTTCTTTTTCAACATTAGTTTAAGAAATAACTCTACCAATTTACCATTCTTATCATCAGTCATACGATGTGGTCTACCAACAAAATCTTGTCCGATACCATCCATCTTACCTGAACGTTGAAATTTAATCATACCTGATTGTGATTTAATTGCAAAGTCACCCATACCTAAATGTACAAGCTCTGAATTTGGTAATACACCTTTACTATAGTTTACAAAGTTACTATCTACTATTGTTTGGTTTCCAACTCTTTCGTAGTGACCTACATCCTTACCTTCATTTACTACTGATTCATCAACTGCTGGTTTAATAAACATTAATCCAACTTTTGATTTAGGTACTTTTAATTTTTTGATTGCTAATAGTTTTGCGTTGTAAAGGTCTTTAGCTTCACCTTTTTTAATTTCAATTTTCTTACCATTGTATCCAGCAATCCATCCTGCAAACGTTGATTCGTTTACTGATTCGTTCTTTGTATCTGAATACAAATCTTTAACCCACTCCATTGATTCTTTATTTGGCTTAACCTGCTTACCATACTTTTTGAAGAATTTTTTAATAAACTCTTCTTCAGTTGATGATGACTTAATTGTAAGGTGTATATCACTCATCACACCCTCTTTAAGTCCCTCAGGAACACAATTAGGAACATCTTTACCATTCTTCTTCTTCATACCTACCATTTGGTAGTTCTTCCAACAGGGGTTATCATCTTCATTTACATTATCTCTCATTGCTTTTGATAAATCGCTGATGTACTTTAGTTCTTCTTTAGCACCTTTGTGTTTAGCGTATCTATCTAAACCAAACGACATCATAATACCTAATGATAAATGTAATCTAGCTTTTGCTGCTTTTGGATACTTTCTACCATAAGGAGATGAGTTAAACCAATCAATCATAGCTTGTGCCATTTCTTTTGATAGTTTGATTCCCTCTACTCTATCAGTATTTCCTTTTACAATCTGTTTTAGTCCACCGATTGCTGAGATTTCGTTAAGTGAGTTTTTTATATCTGTTAATTTCATATTATTTCCCTTAGATTGAACAAACACCATCTATTTCACAGATGATATCTCTTACCAATGTATTAATTTTTTTATATGAAGGTTTTTTACCCTTACTTACTACTGATTCATTTACAGGTCTCATAAATGCACCATGTGTTGATGGGTTTGAAACAAAATCCCAACAAATTAAATCAAAATCATCTTCTACAGTTACAGTTTTACCATTACTAGCTTCTTTTACAGAACCCATACCTCTTGAAGAGATACCAACAGTACAACCTGCCTCTAAAAGTTCTTTGAGGATGTTGCCTGCTGGAGTTTTAAGTACTTCTACCTTACCCATTACATCATCACCCTTCCAATATACTTCTCTGATGATATGTGAAGTATTTTTTAGTTCAACTACAGAAGATTCAGGATGGTCTAACTCACCAAATGCTCTATTTTCTTTAATTTCTCTACCTTTGTACTTTTCCACTTCTCTTTCTAAGATTGAACGTGGATAAACTCTACCATTTTGGTTTTCAGCTTCAGCTCTTTGTAGCACACCATTAACAATCAACCTACCATTGTTATCTTCCAATGATTCATTGATTTGCCTCTTAGTTAGAGTAAAAGGAATTGTATCTATAAGTAATCTACCCATTATGCTCCCCACACTTTTCGTTTTCTATATAAATCAAACATGATTTGTGCTACTTCATATCTTATAAGTAGACGAATATTCTCCAAATCCTTATTTGAAAGTTCTTCTTTTAATATTTTCTTTTTTAAACTCATGATGAAAGTTCTTTTAAGCTTCTAGCCACTTTTAACATACGTTCTGATATCTTAGAGAATCTTCTTTGAGTCGATTCCCAATACTGACCATTATGAACACCTGCTTCAGTTTTCAATTTAGTGTTTTGATTAACGATTCTCTCTAACTTAAACATCATACTATTGATTTCTTTAATAGAATGGTTAATTTTCTGATGTTGTTTTAGGTTCTCATCTTTCTTATACTCTTTATAAGAAATTTCGTTAATTTTATTTTCTAACTTACGTTCTAATGATTCTAATTTTTTTGAGTTCATCTTTGATTCCTTTGTTTTCTTATAACCTAACACCTCAATGTGGTCATCATCCAACTCATCCTCTTCTTTACTCTTAGAAAACGCATGTGGAGTTTTTACAGGGCCTTCACCACCATCTAAATTAGCAGTTACGTTAGCTTCTTCTATTTCTTCAAACTTATTTTCAATTTCTTTTAGTAAACTTTTCATTTGAATACCCTTTTTAGTTCGTTATGAAGTTCTGTATATCTTAGTAATGATAAAATCTGAGCTTCTGTAATTACTTTAGCTATCTTTACTTTGGATATTAGTTTTACAACTTCGTTTACTTTAATCTGAGTAACCTTATCTGTAACTTTAACTGCTTTAATGCTTTTTGATAAAGAATTACATTCTCTTACTACAAACTTTTTCAGTTTTTCAGAATTATCTACAGAGTTAATATACTCTCTAAGGATATCTTGCTGTTTATCAGTTAATGTAGTATATTTGTTGTTGAAATTTTCAACTAACATCTTCCAAGCAAGTAATCTTACTTCTTTTGGTTGTTTTGAATACTCTTCATTAATAGTACTAACTACTACATCAGTAGGTTGTGAGTTGCCTGTTAAAGATTCCATTAATGTAGATTTACATTCTACATATTCTTTTGGATTATCTGAATTGCTATGTTCAAACAATTTATATATAGATGCATTCTCTTTATAGTTAGATACTCTATAGTTAAAGAAATCTTCTAATACAAAGTTTTTCTTTATTGCTTTAATCAGATTGTATTTTTGTTTATTAAGAGCCGATTCACTTAATTTAGCTCGTTCGCTTAAAATAATGTTTACAAATTCAGAAGCTTTGTAGTCTGAACTGAATGATTCTTCTATCAACGCTTTATACAGTCTAAGCTCTTTAGCTAACTCAGTACTTTTACCAAAATGCTCTCTTATAGTATAAGTAGCTTTAGAATCTCTGTTGTTTAAAGTATCAGTACTTATCTGTCGCACTAATAATTCAAATAGAATTCCTGTGTTTTTGTACTTACTATGTTTTAATTTTTTCATTGTGTTCCTCATCGTTTTGGATAAAAGTAACTATGTATTTTGTTTATAAATATAATAATTTTAAGAATCCAATATGTTTTTTTCATCTAATAATGGTGATGGTGTCTCATTTGTATCAGTTTTTAAAGATTCACGCAACATTTCCTTTGTTTTTACTTTAGATTTCATACGTGATACTATCCCTGTAATTTGTTCTTGATTGATAACTGAAGTAGCATTGTATCGTTCATTCTTAGATAAAGATTTGTTACCTAATGGGTCTCTACCAAATGGATTTTCATCCGTACCATAGTTACCACCTTCTTTAGGTCTACCTGCTCCATCAAATCCACCTTCTGGCGCCCCACCTTTGTTTTCACCAAATGGGTCGTTTCCACTATCACCACCACCTTCATCACCACCTTGTTGTAATGTTGCTAAATCATGTGGAGTACCAAATGATTCACCAGTCTTAACCGGGTCATTACCTTCTGATTCAATTTGTTCATGTCTGAATCCTAATTTTAAATCATTGATAACTTTGAATTGCTCTTCTTTCCACTCATCTTCACTCATATTGAATATATTCTTATAAACCCAATCTTGCGATACCATTTTTAAATCTTTTATATCGCTAGCCAATGAAATCTTTTCAGACCAAAGGTTTGCTTTCTCTTGCTCATATATAATAGATGGATTGGTAAGTTCTAATTCGAAGTTTACTAATTGGTCATCTGTATATCCTTGCGAATATAAATGTACAATTGCAATCTTAGTTAATTCTGAAAGTACAATCTTTTGGATTCTTTCTACAGAACGTGCAAATCTAATATCTTCTTGTGCTAATGTAGCTTTTCCTTCTACACCTTCTTCATACCCAATAAATGCTTTCGGAACTTTAAGTGCAGCTAACATTCTGTTTCTTAGGTATTCAATATCATCAATACCACCAAACTCCATTCCACTTAGGGAATCAATCTCAGTACCACTCTGCCCACCTCTTACAGGTAGATAGTAATCTTCCATCATATTCTGCATATTGAATTTAAGATTGTAATCACCAGTAGTTTCATCGATATAAGGAACTTTTTTCATCTGGTCTATAATAGATGCCATATATGTATCTACTTCTGCAGGTGGAATGTTTCCAATATCAATTTTAAAGATTCTCTTTTCAGGTGCTCTCATAATTCTATGAATCATCATAGCATCTTCCATAAGAGTTAATTGTTTCCAAGTCTTTCTTGCACCTTCTAATAGTGAACGGCCATAAGGAAGGAAGTTTGTATCTGTTAATAATCTAAAGTGAGCCACCTGAAACGATTCTAAGAACTTAGTATTGTTTCTTTGTGAAATGGCGTTTGTATTTTGTTCTTCTACTTCAAATCTTACTGAGTAAGGATTATCTAAATCATATCCTTCTTCTCTACGAGTTTCATAACAAGATAATGGTTGTGCATTTACAACACCTAACTCATCATCAATATCTAAGTAAAGATAATAATCACCATATTTGTTCATACCTCTAACCCAAGACCAAAGATTGAACTCAATGTTCAATACATCGTAGAATAAGTTATGTAATGTTTTCTTTAATTTTTCATCATTAGATTTAATACGGATTACATCACCCATATCATTTTTTAACGTACATTCATCTGAGTATATATCTAAAATAGATGAGATAATAGAATCCTTATCCATTGCCTCATAATCTGTATATAGTTCTAACTTATTTGAATGATAATTAAATCTTTCGTTGTATGTTTGCCAATTCTTTCTTGAGTTAGAACCATGCAATCTACCATACCTATCATAATACGCAGAACCTCTACGATTACCATCAGATTGTAGTCTTGATGAATCTACTACCTTTAACTTATCTTTACCAACTCTTCTTACAACTACTTGAGTTGAGAATAATCTCTTTAATCTACCAAATAATGATGTATCTGCCATAATGCTTTTTCTTTAATTATCACTTATAATATATAAATATACAAAAAATATTTTTAATAACCTAATTTTATAGTAACCAACTTATATCTTCATCACCTTTACCAGTTTTAACCTTCCAAGAATCCGTTGCTTTACCTTGGTTTGTTTTAAAAACACCTGAGTGTTTGGTAGTATGGTTTAATGCCCTTCTAGTTAATTCAATTCCTTGCTGTCTAAGTTTAAGTGCGGTATCTCTTACCCATAACCCTGTACAAAATGATATTGTTAAATCATCATTATATCCAGATTGAGCTTCTGCTCTACTTCCATTCCATATAAAAGTAAAAAGTTCATCAATTAATCTTTTGGAACGGATGATTGGAACTCTTTCTCTCATATAAGTATCTAATTTTGATATAACTAATGGGCGTGTTCTACTAGTCATTGAAAACCCTGGAACCATTTGGGATTTATCTTTTAAATCATATCCCTTTTGTAAATGTATATCTTCATCTACATATCCAAATTCTTTAAAAGAATAATATAGATTAGAATAATTTCTATCTATTGCTTCTTGAATAACTG